CTACCTGAACCAGCCCGATCTCGAATTCATTTGGGTCGGCGACGACGCGGTCGATCCGCTGCAGCAGGCGCAGACGCTGAACATCCTCGTCGCCGCCGGCATCAAGACGCGCGAGGAGGCGCGGGCGGACCTGGGGCTGCCGCCGGAGGGCGGGAAGGCTACGGCGAGCGGCGTAGCGAAATGGAGCTTCGATCCCGACCAGCCGCGTGACGAGCGAGGACGGTGGACCGCCGATGGCGGGGACAGCGCGACGGAATCGAAACGACCCGAGGGCGTGCAGGTCGCATTCAATGACACGGCGGCGATGATGACAGACGCCGGCGGGCCGGGGATCAACTCCGATACCCTCGCCGAAGTTATCCCCATCTGCATCGCACATGGAATTTCCGTTGCCACGGATCAATACGGTAATAAGCTGACAACTTGTCATTACGAGTGTTTTGGCGGGTTCACATTTTCGCGCACGACCAGGGGAGCCGGCGGCTGCCCACCGCTTCTAGCCCCATGACAGTGGGCGTCACAGGCATCGCGAGGCCGACTCTCGGAGGCGGATAAAACATGTCGAATGGAGATAACACTCTCGGATTTAGCCATGACGATTTCGCGCCGCGTGGCGAGATCGCCCTTTCCCCCGACGCTCTCGATCAAGCGAGAAAATTCCGCGCCAACATGGAAAAGTATGACCCGACGTCAAAATGGATCGTCGGATTTTCCTGGGCCGACGACAGGAAACTTCGCCCAGACTCGCATTCCGACTGGGTCGACATCGGACCAGGCGTCGATCTCTGCGGCTACAAACCGTCGGATCTGCCGAACGATGTCGTCGAAATTCGCGATGGGCTCGAGGTCGTTTTCCTTATCCCGCGAGACATAATTCACGCCGCCAATGAGAAAAAGATAATTTCCGTGAAGAGCATTCGGGGAAATCCCGCCGTTAAGCTGGTCTGAATTTTCGATCGTTGGGATTGATCGCCTGCCCAAGCTACGCCGTGCGCGCGCATCATCTTCTACGCCCTCTCGGCGCCCGTCTCCGCGTTCGCCAGCCAGGTCAAGGTTCGCCACCAGCGAGACGCTCCGCACGCAGGCGACGCAAGAGGGCCTTGTGCCGCTCAAGGCGTGGGTCAAGAGCGCGCTCGATCACGTCATCCAGGTCTACCTGAACCAGCCCGATCTCGAATTCATCTCACGTCGGCGACGACGCGATCGATCCGCTGCAGCAGGCGCAGGCGCTGAACATTCTGGTGAGCGCCAAGGACCAAGACGGGCGCGGGCGGATCTGGGTCTGGCGCCGGAGGGAACGTTACGGCGGGATCGGAGCGGCGCTCGCCCCGGCGCTGACCGATCTCGCCTTCGGCCGCCAGACGCTCGGCGGCGCGGAGCATGACTGCAAGATCGTCGACGAGCCGGCGCGCGCCCTAGCCCGGCGAATGATCCATGTGGCTCGCCAATAACCGCAGCAGGAAATGAATTCAGGCGAGGGGAAGGTGAAGGGCGCGACGGTTTGGGCGCTTCGTATCCGGTGGGCTTGCGCGCAAACCTTCCTTGATTCTGCCAATAAGGGCGCATAGCTACGAAACACGAGGTCTCCCTTCCAGAGGACGAGAGGGTTGGACAGATCGCAAAGTTGGGTTAGGTTAAGGACGTCTCGTTCAGGTCGCGTTTGGCGTGACACCCTCAGTTGAATGACTGCGACAAGTTGGAGAATTCTCCAACCTCTGGTGGTTGCAGGCGGCAAGCCGCCTGCGGTTTTCCGTTGCAGTTTAACGTTCAATCAAGGGAGATGAGAGACAATTAGGGGGACGGTTATGGCAGCCACAGCAGAGAAGCGCACGATGTCTGCATCAACAGTTTCGCGTTCGTTTGGCCGATGGTCCCCACCTCCGGACAGCCTTCTGTCCGAGGCGGCTGCCGGACGCGCGGTTGAAGACCTGACAGGTGGCCTTATTGGCGTAGGGATGCCCCTTGAAGAGGCTCAGGCAATAACCAAGGCAGTCAAGGAATTCCTATTGGCCTTCCCCGGATATCGGGAACGGGCGCTTAAGGAAGTGATAAATGCCGGAGTTCCAGCCGATGAAGCCGATAAGGTGATCGAGCAAATTGGTCAGGCAGTTCACACCGGTGAGTCGGTGAGCACGTAGTTCGGAGCGATGTGTTGGCTGGCGAGCCCCCAAAAGACGGCCCGGGCGGCGACCCAGCCGGCAAATCGACAACCAGCGGGGTTGCGCTCAACCCCGCGGCGTTAGATATTTTACGTCGAACAGTAGCACGCTACAGTACCGAGCGTAAGCAACTGAACCGAACATATGGTGACGGTGGTCGCTTTGGAGAGTGGATTGGTGGCCTCGAATATCAGCCGGGGCATATTGCGCTAGTTACGATCATTGGCCTACTGCTGATCTTACTCGTGGCGGTTCTCGGAATTGTGTTCGCGTCGGCAGATTTGCCTTCTGGCTCCGCTAAAATCGAAAACATAAAAAATGTCATATTGTCGATATTAGGGCTCACAGGAACAATTTTGGGGTACATCTTCGGAAAAAGCGGGGCGCTAGATAAACGTGTGGGTAGGGAAACTACGCCAGAATCAAAACCTGACCGTCCTCAGCAACCGAATTGACACAATCCGATAATTGCGCTGCCGAGTGTTGCGGCGAGCAGCCGCAAAAATCCGGGCTCAGCTCGCGCCCCATGGCGAACCCGATGATGTGCGCGGCCTGATCGTCGTTTGACAGTTCACTGGCGCTACGACAATGCAGACCTATTTCAGTACGGCAAATTCGCGCGAAACTTCGTCGTAACGCCCTTGTTTTCGGAGCAACCCTGTTTTCCAGGATGGCGGCGACCGCTGAACGCGTGATTGTACGAACTTGGCGCCGTAGACCGAAAACCAAGGTCTTGTAGTTCGGGCGGCGAACCACGTCGAAATTCCGAGGGCTATGCACCGTCGGACACTCCCACGTTATCTCAGTAGCGCCAGCACCCGACCTACACGCACTGCACGACGGCGCGAGTCGCGCCGCATTGTCGCCACGCTATATCGACCCCTTCCCTTCCCCACAGGAGACCTCCCCCATGTTCGTATTCGGCTCCGGCGTGCTGATCGGCACGCCGCAAGGCGGGACGCCGATCAATTTCGGCCTCGCGCAGGAAATCTCGCTCAACGTCGCGATGTCGACCAAGGCGCTCTACGGCCAATATAACTTTCCCGTCGCCATCGGCTCGGGCACGCGCAAGATGACCGGCAAGGCCAAGCTCGCGCGCATTTCCGGCCAGGCGCTCGGCTCGCTGTTTTTCGGCGTCAGCCCGAGCGCCGGCGGCGTGCAGACGCAGTTCGGCGAGGCGGCGAGCGTTCCCTCGTCCTCCCCCTACGCCTACACGACGAGCCTGCACACGACCTTCGTCGCCGACCAGGGCGTCGTCTACGCCGCGAGCGCGCTGCCCTTGAAGCAAGTCGCGTCGAGCCCGACGACCGGGCAATATTCCGTCTCCGCCGGCGTCTACACCTTCGCCGCCGGCGACGCGGGCGCGGCGGTGCTCATCTCCTACACCTACACGGTGGCGTCGAGCGGCGAGAGCATCGCGGTCGCCTCGGCGCTCATCGGCCCGTCGATCACGTTCTCGGCCAATCTCTTCGCCTCCGACCCGACGACCGGCAAGCAGTTCTCGGTGCTGCTGTACAATTGCGTCGCTGACAAACTCGCGTTCGGCACCAAGCTCGAAGACTTCATGGTGCCCGAGCTCGACTTCGCCTGTTTCGCCAACGCGGCCGGCCAAGTGTGCCAGCTCAACTTCGGAGACGCCGCGTGAGCGAGGAAACCTTCGTCATCGCGCTCGCCGGGCGCCGATGGGCGCTGCCCCATCTGCCGTTCCGCGCGATCAAGGCGATTCAGCCGGCCCTATTCCAGGTCTACGCCGAGGCCGGCGGCGCGGACCTCTCGACCGCGAGCGTCGCCCGCCTTGGCGAGGCGCAATTCGACCGCCTCGCCGAGGCGACGTGGCGCGCCATCGCCGTCGTCGATCCCACGCTCGGCTACGAAGAGTTTCTCGAACTGCCGTTCTCGGTCGGCGAATTGATCCAGGCGTTTCCGGCGCTGGCCAAAGCCGCAGGCCTGCGCGCCGCCGAGCCCTCGGATGCGACGCGGGAGGCGTCGCCCCATGCGGGAAAATCGACTTCGACCGTCTGATCGCCCACGTCGTCGCCAACACCGGCTGGACCTGGGATCAGACGCTCGATTGTCTGACCGTGCCGCGCTACCTCGCCCTCGCGGCGGAGTGGCGCGCCAACCCGCCCGCGCACTGGCTCCTCGCCGCCGCGCTGAAATATCGCCCCGCCGATCGCGACGCCAAGTCGCCGGCGCGTCAGCCGACGGTCGCGGAAATGAAAGCCGCGTTCCCGAGCGGCAAGCTTTGACCCCGCGCCGCCAGGAGGCTAGCCGATGACCGACGCGAATGTCGCCGTCAACTTCACCGCGTCGGTAGGCGATCTCGTCTCCGGCGTCGCCGACGCCAAGGACGCGCTGACTGGCCTTTCCGAGCCGTTCGCGCAACTGAACGGCCAATACGCCGCGCTCGGCGCCTCGATCGGCGAGGCGTTCGCTCCGACGCGCCTGCAAGGCTTCGACAGCGCGCTCATGACGTCGGCTTCGCTCGAAAAGACGCTCGCCGCCGCCCATGCACAAACCGCCGAGGCGATCCGCACAAGCGACGAGGCCACATCCGCCGACGCGATCCGAACGGCGAAACTGGCGATTTCCGAAGAGATCAAGGCGGTCGAAGACGGCCTCAAGCAAAAGCTCGCGCTCTATGCGGACGAGGCGCGCCAGCATCAGATCACCCAGATGCAGAAGGTCGCGCTGTCGCGCCAGGCCCTCGACGAGGAATATGGCGCGCAGATTTCGGCGTTGCAGCGCGAGGCCGCGCTCGACGATCAGTCGGGCGCGCAAAAGCAACGCATCGACGATCAAATGCTCGACGCCGAGCGGCGCCACCAGGACCAGATGACGGCGCTGGTTCGCAACGCGGTCAACGAACAGGAGCGCGAATACCAAGCGTTCGGCAATACGGTCACGCAAGCCTTCAATTCGCAATTGCACGGCCTGCTCTCGGGCACTGAGAACTGGCACACCGCGTTCAAGAATGTTCTCGAAGACCTACTGATCAAATTCATCGAATGGGGCGAGGAAACCGTCGTTCGGCAGATAGCGACCGAGGCGGCGAAGACGGCGGCGACGACCGCCGGCGTGACCGCGCGCACCGGCGCCGAGCAGGGGGGCGCGGCGGCTTCGCTGGCTACGCAATCGGCGACGATCGTTCGCTCGATCCTTTCCTCCGCGGCAGAAGCCTTCGCGGGCGTGTTCGGCTTTCTCGCGCCGATCATGGGGCCGTTCGCCGCCGGCCCGGCGACGGCCGCGCAGGCGACGGTCGCCGGCATGGCCGGCGCGGTCGCCTCGGCCGACATCGGCATGTGGCAAGTCCCGCAGGACATGCTGACGCTGGTGCATCACAACGAACTCGTCATGCCCGCCGCGCAGGCCGGCGCGCTTCGCGAAATGCTGTCGGGCGAGGCGCCGGCGAGCGGCGGCGCGCAGGGCGGCGCTGTCCATATCCACCCCACGACGAATTTTCATGTCTCGGCGGTCGATTCCGGCTCCGTCGCGCAATGGATGAAGGCCAACAGCTCGACGATGCTGAAGGCGATCGACGAGGCGGTGCGCCACGGCGCACATCTCGGCCTGCGTCGCCTCGCCGGCGCTTGAGGCAAGGCCATGGGCGCCGTGCTGGGAGTTCATCTTCTGCCGTCGACGGGCGAGTTCACCTATGACACGGTCGCACACCAAGGCGCGACCTCGGGCGGCGCGCTGGCTGGGCTCAACACGTTCTATGCGCCCGGCGGCTCGAAGACCGATTATTCCTATGCGATCGACCAGTTGCAGGCCGCGCACCCGGAATGCACGACGGTCTCGGTCGTCTGCGCATGGTTCGGCAATTCGCTCGACTCCGCGAACTGCCAAATTTTTCCCTCGACGAATTTCATCGGCGGGTCGTTCCAGCAATGGAACGGCAGCGCCTATGTCGCCGACAGCTGGCGCGTGTCGAGCCTGACGCAATCATCGAGCGGGCTTATCGCGATCCCGGCGCTGCCCGGCGGCGGCGCGGTCTACGGCGGCACGCCGTCCGATCCGAGCATCGTGCGCTGCATCCGAGATTTGAAGGCGCGCGGCTTCAAAGTCATTTTCTATCCGTTCCTCTTGATGACCGCCTCGGGCTATCCCTGGCGCGGGCTCGTCACCTATTCGCCGGACGTGAGTTCGGCGGCGACGAGCGCGGTCGCGGCGTTTCTCGGCGCCGCGACGACGTCGCAGTTCACGCCTGATGCGGTCAATCTGACGGTGGCCTATTCGGGATCGGCGACCGATTACACCTATCGCCGCATGATCCTGCATTACGCATGGCTGTGCACGATCGCCGGCGGGGTCGATTTGTTTCTGCTCGGCTCGGAACTGCGCGGGCTGGAGACGATCCGCGGCCCCGCCTGGACACCAGCGGGAACGACGGACGGCTCGGGCTGCGCGGTGTGGGACTATCCGTTCGTCGCCGGGCTGCAGGCGCTCGCCGCCGACGTGCGCGCGATCTTCGACGGGCAAGGCCTGACCAAGAACCTTTCGACCCTTTCGAATCTCATCGCCTATTCCGCCGATTGGTCGGATTGGATGGGCTTTCAGCATCCGGGCGCGAACGGCCAGTGGCCGCATCTCGACGCGCTGTGGGCCTCGTCGGATATCGATCTCGTCGGCTTCGACAATTACCTGCCTTTGTCGGATTGGACGACGGGAATCGGCGGGCTCGACGCGATCAACTGGCTGAACCCGGCGCCGTCCGGCGCCTGGCCCCCGGCGCCGACCGCCATGAGCGGCCTCGGCCTCTCCGGCGCGCCGACGATCTACTCGCTGCCCTATCTCAAGGCCAATATCGAGGGAGGCGAGAAGTTCAATTGGTACTACAACGACGGCGACAACGACGCGCGCGGGCTCGATCCCAACGGCTCCGATCTTCTCGTCTCGCTGCCCGAGGGCGATCGCCTGACGCAGGCGCGCAATCCCTATTTCGCCAATCAGCAATTGCTCGCCAACAAACAGCTGCGCTGGTGGTGGAACAACACGCACCGGGCGATCTACGACGACGGCGACGGCAATGGCTGGGCGCCGCACGGGCCGCCGACGGAATGGATCGCGCAATCGAAGTCGCTTTGCTTCATCGAATATGGCTTCCCCGCTTGCGACAAGGCGACCAATCAGCCGAACGTCTTCTTCGACCCGAAATCGAGCGGCAGCGCGACCCCTTATTGGTCGATCTGGCAGTCGATTCCCGGCGGCGGATATCTGCCGCAGCGCGACGACACGCTCGCGAGCCTCGCGCTGCAAGCGGTCTACGAATATTGGAACACGGACGGCCACAACGCGGTCTCCGGCGCCAGCCTGCCGATGGTGCAGTTCGCCTTCTCCTGCGTCTGGAATTGGGACGCGCGGCCGTTCCCGATCTTCCCCCTGCTCGCCAGCCAATGGGGCGACGCAGGCGACTGGCAGACGGGCGATTGGATCGGCGGCCGAGGGCCGGCGCTTCCGCCTGTGGCGCCATCGCCGGCGCCGACGCCGGGGCCTTTCGCAAGCTTCCCGACGCTCGCGACGGCAGGCTGGTCGGCGCATGTCAGGCCAAGGTTCGGCACGGACATTGCCGATCACGTCTCGGGCCGGTCGAGCCGGCGGCCCCGCTACGCGTCCGCCTATTACGACGTCGAACTGACCTATGACCTGCTGCGCTCGGACGAAGCGCATCTCGAGATGCAGGCGATCGCCGGATTTTTCGAGCAAATGTCCGGAGCGGCGACGCCGTTCTGGATCGCGCCGCCAGGGCTGTCTGACGTCACCGGACAAATCCTCGGCGTCGGCGACGGGACGACGATGTCTTTTGCGCTCGTGCGCTCGTTCGGGACTTACACGGAGCCGGTCGCGGGAACGTCGGGCGTCGCGGCCGCCTATCTCAACGGCGTCACGCAGCCGGGCTCGAGTTGGTCGATTTCCAGCGGCTACGCGCCAGCGATCGTCTTTGGCGCCGCCCCCGCCGCCGGCGTCGTCGTCTCGGCCGATTTCGGCGTCTTGTGGCTCTGCCGCTTCGCCGACGACGCACTCGATTTCGAGGAGTTCATGGCGATGCTGTTCACACTGACGACGGTGAAACTGACGACGGTGAGGCCGTGACGACGCCGCCATCCTTCCCGACGCTGCCCGGCCAGGGCTGGAGCGTCCACAAGACGCCGAGCTTCGCCACGATCGTCGCCGGCCACGTCTCTGGCCGCGAAGTGCGCGACGCGCTCTATCAAAACCCGATCTGGCGGTTCGAGTTGAGCTTCGACGGGCTCGCGTCGGATTCGGCTTCCTATCCCGGCCTCGGCGCGCAATCGCTGCAAAGCCTGATGGGGCTGTTCTTGCAATGCCAGGGGCAGTTCGGGACGTTCCTCTACACGGACCCGACCGACAATTCCGCGACGAGCCAGTCCTTCGCGACGGGCGACGGGTCGACCACGACGTTCACTTTCGCACGCGCGCTCGGCGGCTTCCTCGAGCCCGTGGGATGGGTGACGAGCGTTTCCCAGGTCACCGTCGCCGGCGTCGCGCAGAGCACGGGCTGGTCGCTGTCGACGCCGAACAGCCTCGTCTTCGCCACAGCGCCGGCGAGCGGCGCGCTGATCGGCGCATCGTTCGCCTACGCCTTCCAATGCCGCTTCAACGACGACGCGGCGGATTTCGAGCAGTTCATGCAGAACCTCTGGATCCTGCAAAGCCTCAAATTCCGATCGGTGCGCACGTCATGAAAACCGCGTCGAGCGCACTCATCGCCTTTCTCAACGCCGCGCGCGCCAACCCCGACGCGCCGATCGCCTTCGCCGATTGCTTCACGTTCACGCTCGCGACGGGAACGATCCTCACCTATACGAACATCGATCAGCCGGTCATCTACAACGGCTTCACTTTTCTCGCCGACGGCCCGCTGGTGCAGGGGCTCAAATACAAGGCTTCGGTCGGGCTCGAGGTCGACAAGCAGCAGATCACGATCGCCGCGCGGCCGACCGACCTCGTCAACGGATCGCCGTTTCTCAACGCGCTGCGCGATGGCGCCTTCGACGGCGCGATCGTGCAACGCGACCGCGTGTTCATGAGCGCGCTGGGCCAGACGCCGATCGGCGGCGTGACGCTGTTCCACGGCCGGGTGTCGACGATCGATCAGGTCGGACGCACCAGCGCGACGATCACGGTGGCGTCCGACCTCGTCGTGCTCGACTATGACATGCCGAGGAATCTTTATTCGCCGACCTGTCTGCATACGCTCTACGACTCCGGGTGCGGCGTGGTGCGCGGAACGTACGCCGCCAGCGGAACGGTCGGCGCCGGTTCGACGGCGAGCCTCATCGATTTTTCCGGCGCGCTGGCGAGCCACGCGCAGGGCTCGATCGTCTTCACCTCCGGCGTCAACGCCAATCTGCGCGCGACGGTGAAGAGCGTCGCCGCCGGCGCCTCGCTATCGCTAATGTATCCCCTGCCCTCGCCGCCGGCGACCGGCGACGCCTTCACCGTCTACGCCGGCTGCGACCATACGCAGGCGACCTGTTCGTCGCGCTTTTCCAATCTCGCCAACTTCCGCGGCTTCCCCTTCGTGCCGCCGCCGCAGATCGCCTACTGAGCGGTCGGCAGTTTCCCTCGCGGAGCGCGAAAGAGCGGTCGACGCGCGCAGATACAATGAGCGACGCCAACGCCCTGCCCTCGACCACGCCTATCGGCGCAAGCGCGGCGCCCTCGCGGTCGATCCATCCAAGAATGCGAGATGTGCGATGCTTTTCGAGCAATTACGCAAGCAATGGGACGCGCACGGTTCGCGCGCACCGCTGCATGCTGCGCTGACCTTCGTCGACGACTGGCTGGTCCTTGGCGCCGGGACGAGGCTCGCCTTGGCGAAGCGCGGCGTTTGCTCGCCGGCAATCGACGACGCCCGCGTCAGCGCGTTGCTTTGCGCCGCCTACCAACGGCCGCTCGAACCCCGCGCGCTCAGCTATATCGGGCGAGCAATCGTCAAGCACGGCGAAGGCGATACGACGCTCGCCTTGATGCACTTGGCGATGACCGCCCCGTGGCCTCTGACCCAACCGAAGCAAGCGGCCTACCGGCTATTCATGGCCGACGCCTTGATGAAGGCGGGCATGACCACGCGCGACGTCTGGCATGCGCTCGGTTTCGACTCGGCGCTGATCGAGCGGATCGAAAAATACTCGCCGGACCAGCCGCGCGTGCCCGCCGGCAACGGCCGCCCCAGCGGTCAATGGACGCGCGACCGAGCCGAAAATGCCACGGCTCCGGGCCGATCCGCCGGCTCGGGAGCGGGAAACGACAGGCCACCGGAACCGCAATCATCGGCCGGCGGGAAGGCAGGCTCAAGCGGTTCGCATAATTCTACCGAAATCTCCGTAACGCTTCACGAGCCATCTCAACCCGATCAGATTCTCAGCGACGCCAATCCTGATTCGATCCAGCCGGGAGAGCAATACGCCCAAATCGCGATCGGCAAGGTTCCCTCCAAGGGCGATCCTCGGATCGATGGGACGACCAGCGCGTTGGTGGACATTCTCGCGGCGGTCGACACCGCCATCCCGAGAGGCGTCGGACCGCTCTACGGGATTGCAGTGCATGTGGCATTTGCGAACGCTGTGCGCGCGGCGAACCTTCCCGGCGTCGGAACTGACAGCGTCGAGCAGAGCTTCAACCTGAACTACGTGGTCGATTATGGTGTAGACGGCAGCATCAGAACCGACGTCTCGCTCTGGGACGATGCCCACGAAAACGTTATCGCGATTTACGACTTGAAGACCGGTGGGGCAAAGCTTTCCAACGCGAGGGCGGAGCAACTGAGGAACGGGGTGACTCTAGAAGAAGGCGCCGACAAGCCGGTCGTCTTCGAGCTTCGGATTAAGCGCAATTAGGTTGAGACGCGGGGCGGCTTTCGCCCTCCGTCACGGTCGAATCCACCCCCTCGAGACAATCGGCGATCGGCGGAAGGCGAGCTTGTCTCCGCCTAGCGTCGATTATGCGACGAACCGCGGCGCGAAATTGCGCCGTATCATCAAGGAGTGCAAGCAGCGCCGCTGCTTCAGAATGCAGCTTTACCCGCCGCTCGTCGTCGGCGGGATAACTGAGCATTTCATGAAATCGCTTGCGCGACAGCTCAACTTCATGGTTGAGCCCCGCTGCGACGGCGGCGCTGAACATATGGATCAACTGCCGATTTGGCACTGCGTTGAGAAATCGGGAGATCGTGGCGATCGAAGCGAATTTTGCTCTCATGGCCAACACTGCTTCGGCCGCCTGAGCCGCCATCCTTTCGATCAAGGGGCGAAACTGCTCGGAATTCTCGAAGGATATGAAGCCGGCGCGCGCCACTCGATAGCCGACATTAAACGCCAATCCGGGCATCTCGTACCACAACCAGCTTGCGCCGACATTCAGATAGGAGCCCCTGGAGAAGCCGCTGGGCTGGAATTCGATCATGATCGCCCAATAACGCTGGTCGGAAAGCCAGACGCGCGATTGCCCGCGGCGCACGCATCCGATCGGCGCCAAGGCCGCTTTCGCCGCCGCGGCGATCAAACGGCCATGTTCGTTCTGCGTCGCCATAAGATTTCAGTCCCGTCCCGATCGGCGGGCGACCGTCGAATCAATAGCGCCTTCGGAGCGACGCCTCAACACGGCGGATTCGGTCGAGATTCAGCAACCTCGCCAACTTCCGGGGCTTCCCCTTCGTGCCGCCGCCGCAGATCGCCCACTGACCGGCGCTCGCTGAAAATCTTCGAACGCGCGAACGGCGGAGTTCGCCATGATCCCGCATGAGTTGGAGAAGGCCTGGGCGGCGCGCGCTTCGCTCGGGCCGCTCCTCAGCGCGCCGACCTTCGCAGGCGATCGCCTGATGCTCGGCGCGCAGACCGAGATCGCGGTCGCGGGCCGGCGAAGCGCAGACGGCGAAGCGCGCATGATCGCACTGCTGTCGGCGGCCTACAGCGCGCCGGTCTCCGATCGCGCGCTCGCCCATCTTCGCCGCGCCCTCGAAAGACAAGCCGAAGGCGACGCGCTGCTGTCTTCGACGCATCTCGCGTTGGCCGGCTACTGGCCGTTACGAGATCCGCTGGCGGCGGCGAAGCGCGTGTTCTTCAGCGACGGCCTGACGAGATGCGGCGCTGCGCCGGCGATGATCCTCGCCGCGCTCGATCTCGACCCGCGCCGGCTCGATGGTCTCGAGCGCTTCGACCCCGCCCAGCCGCGCGTGCCCGCGGGCAACGGCGTCGAGAGCGGCCGCTGGACCAGCGACGGCGGCGCAACCGGCGGGAACGAGGTCGCCGTCGGCGACGAGCCGCGATCGGACGAGGATTCGCTGTTTTCGGAAAACCTTCCGGCGCGTGTCGTCCAAGGTCTCATACGGCTTGCGGCGCGGAGCAGCGTTCCGTCGATCGTGTTCGACACGTTGTTCGTGCCGTCGGCCGGCAAAAGCGGCGTCACCGAGGGCGATGTTCCCGGCCGAACCGGTCTGCAATATTCCTGGGACAAGCCTGCCGGACAGGTCCTCTCTCGCGTCTTCATCGACGGCCACTGGGTCACGCTGACTGGGGGCCGCGACAACCTCAACCAGTTCTATCGCGACGCCGACGGCAACGTCATCGCGCGCGCCGCCGGCGACGCGCTGGTCGTCGATTTGGGGTCGCTCGATCGCGCGCGCGAACGGCTTGCCGAAGGCTCCGGCGGTCAGCCGCCAAGCGACCCCTCGTCGCGCGAACCCAAGCTCTGCCCAGACAAGTCGCGCGAGGATATAACCGGTCGTTCGGAAGCCGCACTCGCTTATCAGGAATACGTCAGCGGTCTCCCGCGGGAATTCATCATAGAGTTCAATGGCGTTGAATACGACGGGTGCGATCAACTCACGGGTCTATTGAAAGAAGGCAAGGGGAACTACGCACACCTATTAACGAAAGACGGCACTTGGCAGGATTGGGCGTCAGATTCCAGAGATGATATTCAGAACCAAATAATGCGGCAGTCCAAAGCCGCGGCCCTCAGCGGCCGGCGCGTGGCGTGGTATGTTCAACAGAACCCGGTCGCCAATATTTTCCGCGAATGGGTGAACGATCTAGGCATTACGAATATTGACGTATATTACGATCCGGGGCCTTAGCTATGAGCGACGAATCCTACCGTTTGGCCGCCTGGTGGGGCAGCCGGCAAATAACCATAGAGCAATTTGCCGACGATTTCGGGGCATTCCTCAACACCCTGCCCGAAATCGATTCGATTTTCCTCAGTTGGCTCAACTATCGACCTTCCGATAAGCCGCGATTTCCCGTGCCGATGGCCCACGAGGACACGATTTGCGCCGCGACGAAAGCGCAATCGCGTTACGACAAACCGAAAGACAAAATCTGGCCGGAAATGGGCTTTCACTTGAGCGGCCGCCACGCGGGCTCGCCTGAATACTTTCGACGCCCGGAATTTGAAATGTCGACCATAGTTTGGGCCGGCGCCTACGGCGGCAACAATCCTCACTGCAATCACGTCGAAATTCAAATTGGCACGAAACGGATCTCTACGGGGCAACCCTGGCGCGCTTCGGAACTGATTCCGCTCATGAAGCTCGTGCTGCGTATCTGGCAGCCCCGCGAAATGAGCGTGGACTGTTGGCGCTACGGCGACCTTAGGGCGTCCGTGCCGGACGCGGTGGGTGCGGCGCGCCATGCAGCGCTTTCCCCTCGCTTGCAGCTTCTCAACCCGCTTCAAGATCGGACGTTACTCCCCTGGGTCGGCTGGCTGACCTATCTGCCCGCGGACCTCGCCGCCAAAGTGACGATCCC